CCTCAAAATCAAATATTGAATCTTGTAGTTTACTAAATGAATCTTTAAGAGCTCCCGTTAAGTCACTTAAACTTGGTCCACCACCTGTATTATCTTGTAAAAACATGAAAGTATTTTAATATAAATACCTTATCTTTTATTTCTTGCTTGTTCAGCAGCTTCGTTTTGTTTTTGGAATTCATCGGAAAGTTTTCCAATAAAGTATTTTCTTTCATATGTTGGCATCTTCAACATATCAGAATACGAAAAATGTAAGTGTTTGGCTAAATAATAAATCTCATCATAAAGCACCTTTTTATACTCAGAAGAAAGGACGAAAAAATTCTGCCCCGAAAGTGATTCGAGTACTCACTTTTTCTCCTGACGGGGCTGTAAAAACACGTTCCAAATCTAATCTTGGTTCGCAATCTCTCAATGTATTTCTTATGTATTTTGAGTCGGCAATTGGTAATGTTTGAATCCATTGAGATATTTGACCTTTATCTTCATTACCATCAACAGATACAATCTGCATTTCAAGCCTTTTAGTAATTACAGGTGCTACCATACCTTTTGGGTATGCATTTTCAAATTCTCTTAAATGTTTTTGGTCACCAACATTAAGTAATTTACACTTCACATTAGAACCACTATTTGGTAAAGTCATTTCAAATAACCCTTCAGAGTTTGGTTCCATTAATGGTTTTTTAATATTCAACTCATCTAATGTTGTTGTAACCTCAAATTCTTTTAATGTTTTTGGGTCTGTTAAAACTAAATTATATTCAGAACCAAAAGACGTGTTTCTTAAAAAAATAAGTATGGCTTCAACATCACAATCCAATAATTGGTCAACGTGAAAATCGGGTTCATAAATTTTACTACGTAATAATGTTTGGATAATGTCGTTACCCTGATTTTGACCTAAAAGTATATTTTCATCAGCAGCGGTTAGATAACCAACTTTTAATGATGATTTTTTATTTCTATAAAATTTTCCTTGCGAAGGAAGACCCACCACATCGTGCGGTAGATTAAAGTCCATTTGTCCGTATTGTGTTACATTATCCATAATTCAAAAAAAAACCATAGGGTGGTCCCTATGGTTAAATATAAAGAAACTAAAATTTTCGTAAATAGTATATTAGTAAACCAATATACATCTGTCAGGACGAAGTGTCGCTGTAATTGTTGCGATACCGTCATCTGAATAACCTAATGAATCAAAGTTAACGTCAGTTAGGAAAGTTCCTTGTAAAATCCACTTTTCTACTGCGACACCTGTTGGGTCCAACATTTCAAGGTTAATATTTTTCTTATAACCCGCAGCATAACCCATACGACCTGTTACCGACTCAGCATGTAAACGTACCCACTCCATAAGTGCTTGTGACGCTGATGGACCGATTGGGTCACGGAAGGTAACGTTAATGGTATTCCAAGTGAAACGACCCGCTACGTATGTAGAAGTGTTCAAGAATGGAATCTCCACAGGGTTAATACTTACTTGTGGACGTGATGTTGACTCTACGTACCAAGAGTTAATTCCTAACGATGAATCGAAAGTTAGGATAAATCTATTCTTACGTTTTGGCTCGTAAGGAATAGGCATTTTCATTAATAAATCAGCCATTGTATTTTTGTTTTTTTAGTTTCGTTTATTTTTCTTATAAATAGTGCGTTGTTTAAAAATTTTTCTATTTACTTATTTTTTAAAAATGTGATTATACATCCAGAACTAGAACTTAAATAAATAATTTATACTTCTTTCTTTTCTCCTCCTTTAGTTAAATAAGTCTTTACTGGTATATCTGGTTTTTCCTGGTCTAGGAAATCTTTAATTTTCTCAATATTCCTAGGGTCATCATCAGAAAATCCAATTTGGGGTACAAAATTGTTTCTCACATCATTTTTGAAAAACGCCTTTTTACCCAGTCTCTGACTCATTTCCTTAACATAAGAAATAAATTCTCTTAATGCTTTAATCTTACCCACCTCAGGATTGGACGCACTACCCTCCCCAAAAGTTACAGGATAAAATTTACACATATCTAAATAAGCCATAATAATATCCGATTGTGAATCACCCACTTCATCAGATAAATCTCTAAAACGATTTAAATTGTCAACACACTCTTTTTGTGAGATACCTTTATGGTTGGTGACAATATAATTGTAACACGCTTCTTTTAATGTATTAGGGTTATGTCCCCTCGCAGTAATAATAGCGAAGATGGAACCACCGTTGATACACTCCACGAAGTCATTCCAAGCTGGACCCGTTTCAGCAATCATAGAGTCCACAATAAATTGTGAATCCCCCATAATACCAAAATTTCTATATGGGTTTTCAGCATAACCCACAATCATCTTTCCTTTATATTCGAATGGTTCTTTTCCAATTTCCATTCTATATTCGGCAAAATCTTCTGTAGACATACCAATTTCGTCATCTTGGTCTGTTAACAATATAATGTGTGTTGGCATTACACAAATATTATCATCCCAATCAAAGGCATAATATTTTAAATCGGGATTACCCCCTTCATCAAAACCTTCCCTTAAAAGTTTTTCTTCATAAAACTCTTTAACGATTCTTTTAATCATTTTTTTCCTTTGAGATTTTAGATATTAATCTCTCTAATTGAGCTTCAGTCATAACTATGTTCTGTGGTTTTTTTGAAAAAGTCTCTACGTTATTTGACTTTAACTCTAAAGATTCTCTTAATGCTGATTTTTTGAACTCCATATTTTTTGTTTTTAAAGGCTAAAAGGGGGGAAATTACTCCCCCCTTATTTATTAAATATTACTTATTAGATATCTTCGAATGATGCACCTGTTGGTGTAATCAAGAATTCGATATCGATGTATTCTAACGCTCTTGTTGGTTTCAAGTAAATCTTACCAACTAATTGGTTAGCGTCCATGTCTTCAGGTGAAGAACTTACTGTTACACGGAAGTCAATCAAACCTCTATCTCTTCTGATTGAGTCTAAGATTGGGTTAACCGCGTCTAAGAAGTCTTGTCTTACCTGTTCATCATTTTGTTCGAACAACAATCTGATAGCTACTGCTGAAATCAACTTACGAGCTTGTAACAACAATCTTCTTACGTTGATTCTGTCAAGTGCAGATTCTCTAACTTGAAGTGTTTTGTTACCCCAAATTACTGTACCAACATCAGAGAATGTTGCGATTGGGTTAAGTCTACCTTCATATAGAGTATCTCTATCTTCTTGTGTCAACTTCTTACGAGCTTTAACTGAGTTAACAATACCTCTTGTGTAACCCGCAGTTGCGAACCATGGGAATGCGATGTTATCTGTTAACGCAATGTTTCTTACAACTTCAGATGTTGGTGGGATGTAGATTTGTGTGTTGTTTACACTATCTCTAACCAAAATCCATGGGTAGTAAGTTGCAGTATAGTTTGAATCAATACCACTTTCTTCTAAGTTATCAACCGCCTCTTGTGGGTAGATGAAGTCACCTTGGAAGTTAGCCGTATTTGAAACATACATGTTATAGTCAGGAGTTGTACAAACGTAGATTGAGTCAGCTCTTTCTGTTTCAACCATATCGATTGCCGCTTCAACTAAGTTAGAGTTGTTTACATAATCGATACCTGGTGTTACAAACACGTTGATGTTTACCGCTTCAGGGTTAGAGAATGTATCTTGTCCTAACAAGTATGCGTAGTAATCAGAGTTTGCCCAGTTTACTGAGTCATCACCTACTGTGATTTGTTTGAACTGACCCCATCCTGTTGCTGTTGGGTAAGATATTGAAGGAGCAGCTCCTGCCAAATATCCTGAACCACCTAATCTAAATGTATCTTGGTTAGTTCTCCACTGTCTGTATACATCCCATCCGTCAAAACCACCTTGAGCCAATAATGTGAACTTTCTAGCGTATGTTCTGTAGTATGGGTTAGATTGTGATGTTGGGTCTGTTTGGAATGATGCGTCACCACATTGGAAAGCCGCCTCACCATCAGTTACATAACCACCTGAAATCAATACAACAGTCGCTCCTGAGTCATGTGGAAACCTTGAGACTTGTAGTTCCAAGGGTCTGAAGTTGTAGCTGTTGCTAAATCAGTT